CACTTCCAAACTGCGTTTCGCGGAGTGGATGGTGTAGCGAAGGATTTCAGAGATCGAACGCTCGCTACGTTTGAAGGTCAACAAATTCTGTTCAGTGGCTCGATGGAGACGTTAGCCATTCAGCTCGGGAAGCCGTTCAAAGATGTCTTCACGCCGATCGTGACATTCGCGACGGATGCAGTGAACGGGTTGATCTCTGCCATCACCGGGATTCCTGACGGGATGAAGACCTTCGGAGCGTGGCTCATCGTGCTCTCGCTGGTGGCGCTCTTGCTTTTGAGCGTTGTCTCGTTAGTCGTAGCCGCATGGCCGCTCATCATGATCGGTTGGGCCCTGTTCTCAGATGCGATGGCGACAGTCGCGACCGCGGTCGGAGCCGCGCTCTTAGCAGTGTGGCCATTCATCCTCGCTGCGCTTCTACTCGGCGCCGTTGTCTATGCGGTCGCGCAAGGCATCAAGAAGAACGTGCAAGGCATCGGCACTTCGTGGGAGAAAATCGGCACTGCGATCGATGCGTTCGCGGAGCGTGCCTCTGTTGTCTGGGAGACGTTCACTAACTATCTCAGCGCTGTATGGGACTCGTTCTCCGAAGGGTTTCTCTCGCAGTTAGAGCCGCTGTTCGACACGTTCGGCTTGCTATTCGATACGCTTGCAGACGTGATCGGGGGCTTTGGTAACAACATGAACGACGTCGCGACAGGGCCAGGCGAAGGCTTCAAGAAGTTTCTGCATGGTGTTGGCGTTGCGTTCGGCTTCGTCTTTCGTGTCATCGGAGCCGTGGTCGCTGTGTTTGGATTCCTAGTCGCTGCGTTGATCAAAGTGTTCGATTGGCTCAAGGCCATCATCGATGCGTTCAGCGAGATCAAAACCGGGCTCAAGGTGCTCGGGTTGTTCGGCTACAAGACAGAAGATACTGTCTCCGGCTCGCGCGGCATGGTCCCTGCTGAAGAGCAGGAAAAGCAGCGGCAAGTTGTAGAACGCAGGCAGCAAATCATCTTGGCCGGAGGCGGAGTCGGACCAGACGCAACCGATGAAGAACGCGCTGCGGATCTCGCGGAGCGGATGAAGATGGCGAAGGATCCTTCGCTAGCGAGACCGGAGCCAGCTCAGGCTGCTGTGCTCGCACTCGAGGCGCAGCAGTTCAAGGGCAGCGACTCTTACAACATGGACTTCGATAAAATGGCAGAAGCCATGGCGAAGGCCAACGAGAAGCGACCGCTCAAGGTCGACTTGAACATCGATGGCGAGAAGCTCGCGATGGCTATACAGAGGGCCAGCCGCACGAGTGCAGCACGCTCTGGCGGGAAGGACATTGACGAGCCGTGAGCTACATCGAAGACATGGCGCAGGTGCCTGCTCGCTTCTCGATCGTCAACCTGTCGACGAACGAAGAGCTCGTTGCACAGCTCAATCCGACAGACTTCGAAGATGAAGTCGGAGCCGAGTACGCGCGCATTACAACTCCAGGCGGCTCACGTCAGCATCTGCATTTCACGACGACTTCGAACCTTCAAACGCCGATGGAGCTGCTCTTTCGGGCGTTCACAGAAGCTGAGTATGACGAGATCAACAGAGCTCGCCACTTGATCAAGAGTTGGGTCTATCCACAAGCAGCAACGCAGAGCTCTCCCGGGAAGGGCCCTCCGTTGTTGCTCGCAACCTGGCCGCGCGTGTTTTCCATCGAGTGCGTGTTGATGCGCTGCAAGATCAAGTATCTGAAGTTCGCGCCAGATGGGCGCTGCACTCGCTTCACGGCTAACGTGCAGTTCGAGGAGAGCGGAGACAAGCGGCTCACCTCGGAGAGCATCGCAACAGAGCTCGTTGTGCGCGGTGAGAGCGACGACCAAGCCGCACGTGTTGCCGATCTAACTATCCATCGTCTAGCTGACCTCGAAGTGTTAGGCAGAGGCGGAGCCTAACCATGGCAGTCTTCGAGAATAGCCGACACACGTTTTGTTTAGGATGGGTCGACGACGATGGGCGCTCCTTCCTCGATGACCGCGCGCCCTATGCCTACAAGGCGTTTCAGGATAACAGCGTGCACATCGTCAAAGAGGGAGAGACGATCTGGTCTATCGCTGGCCAGCACTTCAGGCCGCATCCGCGGCCAGCTGGCCTATGGTGGTCCATCGCTGACTTCCAACCGAACCCGATTCATGACCCGACGATCCGACTCGTACCGGGCTCAGTTCTCATCTTGCCGAGCCTACGAACCGTGCTCGAAGAAGTGCTAGGCGAAGCGAGGCGCAAGGAGTCTCGGCTGTGAGGAACGATCCGGTTATCTCGGTATCGATTCAACCGGAAGGCGCGGCGAAGGCCGTGCGGCTCGTTGAGGTCAGCGATCAAGTTATCGACATGGAGTATCAGGATGTCGAGTACAAGGCAGACAAGCTGTTGCTGACTGTCGACAACTCCGACCTTTCGCAGTTCGACGATCCGATCTGGCGCAAGGGAAACATCATCATCATCAGTTGGGGCTACTCGGATGCGATGTCCATCCCGCGTCGATGTCAGATCCGCAAAGTACAAGGCTTCAAGCAGCTCCGCGTCGAAGCTCTCGGTAAAGAGATCGAGCTGAACGTCGATACGAAAAACAACGTCTACGAACATACATCACGTTCGTCTGTCGCTCGATCCATCGCCGAACAGTGGGGCTTTCGCGATGAAGCGTTGTTGCACATCCAAGACACGAAGCTAGTTCGCGAGCACATCGTGCAAGCGCGCATGACCGATGCTCAGTTCATGCGACGGCTCGCCGCGAAGGAGGGCTTCGAGTGGTACATCGATCACGATGGGTTTCACTTCCATGAGCGGAACTTCTTTCAACGCTCGAACCGTGTTTTGACGTACTTCGATGATCCGGAGCTGACAGAGATCACTGACATCACGCTCGAGACCGATGTCACTAAGCGAGCCGGCTCGGTACGCGTCAAAACGCACAACCCGACGAAGCGCCGCACGATCGACAAGCCAGCCGACTCTGAGACAGAGAAAGAGCGCGGCGTGCTCGGTAGCGTGAACGAAGCTCCCGGGAAGATCGAAGCGAAAGTGCCGGGCTTCAAAACGACCGCGCACAACATCATCAAGGGCACAACGGAGACCGACGAATCCGCCGCTCAGAAGGCGGCCGCCGCTCACTTCAAGAAGGCGCAGCAAGGCGCCGTGAAGATGAACATTACGATGATCGGTGATCCGAACATCCATGCAAAGTCGATCGTCGAGTTGCGAGGTGTCGGCAAGCGGCTGTCTGGTCTCTATTACGTGAAAGGTACAAGCCACAAAATCAGCGCTTCGTACACGTTGAGTCTCGAGTGTGTATCTGACGGTTCGGGCGGTCACTCGACGAAGAGCCGGCTCGCTCCGGAAGCTGGCGCAGTGCAGGTCGGGCCCAACAACCCGGGCAAGCAGTACAAGAAGAAAGTGCCTCCCGATCCTCGCCGCAGCATCGACAAGCCGGGCGAAGGAGACAAGCCAGCCGCACTATCTCCGAGTCCGAACAAGGATGGCTCGACTTCCTACACGAAAGGGGTGAAAAGCTACGGGGCACAGTTGGGCGGAGCACCTGACCCCGATGACGTAGCGGAGGCTGACTAGTGGGCGACGAAGACGACTTGCACTCGATCTATGATGGCACGGTCTACGACAACGCAGACCCGATGCTCATCGGGCGCGTTCGAGTGACGATTCCCGGCTTGATCGAGCCATACAGTGCATGGGCGCTACCCGTCGGCTCTCCCGGAGCTGGACCAGGTCGCGGCTTTTGGTGCGTGCCGCCAGTGGGCGCCAACGTAACGGTTCAGTTCAAGGAAGGTGACCCCGACCATCCCCGCTATTTTGCCGGCCCGTGGGGCGCTCCAGATGGCTCGGAGCCAGACAGCCCGGAGTTCGTACACGACCTGTCTCCGAAAGAAGCAACACAGGTTGCAGGCCTGCAGACAAGACGCTGGCACATCATCGCGGATGACAGACCCGGGCATGAGTCGCTCGTCATCAAAGACCGGTTGGTCGAGCAGAACTCGATCGCGGTCGATGGCGTAACGCAGGCGGTGACAATCAGCGGTATGGTCTCGGTGCAGATTCAGAGCACTGGCGTCGTGAAGATCGATGCATTGCAAATCCTGCTCAATGGGCGGCTCGTGCTGCCATCAGGAAACCCGATATGATCATGCGAGACATCACAAACGTTGACCTGTGCATCGTCATCCTAGCAAGGATGGCAGAACAGACCGGAACCAAAGCGCTGACTTGCAAGCTCACGCACGAAGAAGTCTGCGAGCTTCTAGGGAAGTACGATGTGTCAGTCACTAAGACACCCGGAGAGCCTGTCGCTCGCTCGTACGAGTTCGCGGCAAACGACGAGTACACGATCGTGTTCAAGGAGAAAACGGCGAAGTGACAGCGCTCGACCTAGCTGCGCTGTGCGTACCGATCGCGGAAGCTCCGGCTGACCTCTGCATCACGTTTCCAGGCGGCTTCGAAGTCTGCGCACAAAGCTCCGAGATACCGCCTTCGTTGCTCGGCTACGCGAAGCTCGCTCTCGGAGCAGCCAATAGCGCGATGGCTCCGCTCGGGCCCATCTTCACGATCATCGAGACGATCACGGCGATTCAAAAATGTCTGACTGCGATCCCGGGCATTCTTGGCCCTCCGCCCGATCCGTCGAAGCTGCTCGCTGCGTTGGAAGATCTCGCAGAGAAGGCGGCGAAGCTGCTCAAGCTGCTTCCACAGTTGAGCGTGCCGCTGATGGTCGTGCAGTTGATCGACGTCATCATCGCGATCATCGATGGCGCGTCGTCGGAGCTAGCTGCTCTCGGGCGCATGCTCGTACGCATACAGCAAGCGGAGCTAGCTGCGGCAACAGCTCCTGATTTGCTACAGATGGCCATCTGCGCGCGGATGTCATTTGACATGCAGATGACGAATCTCGAGCGTTCGTTCGCGAGCATCAATCCACACATTCAGATGATCAACTCGCTAGGCTCGCTCGTAGCTCTGAAGCCGCTCCCGGAGTTCGACTCGCTACCATCCGACCCATCACAGGCGGCCGCTACGTTGCAGGCTGCAGCCGATGCGTTGCGAGTGGTCCGAAGTGCGATCCCGATCTGACGGCTTGGTACTATCGCCAGCATGGCGACGATAAAGTTTGATCAAGTCGGGCTCACACCTCCGGGCGTGGCGGGGAAGAGTCGCTCCGATGGCTTGGCTAACGGAGCACAGGTCACCATCACGACGTCCGAAGCAGGGACCGTGCAATTCCTGTGGGTACCTTACCAAGACATCTCTGCTGTAGCTTCGCTGACGCAAACTTCGCCAACGACTTGGACGTTCGTTCCTACAACAAGTGTGTATGGAACGTATCGCGCGAAGTTCACTGCGACTGCGAATCCCGCGGCGACTACTGTCCGACTGTTCACCGTGAGAACGCCGATACGTGGGTTTCGCATTCCGGCTCTCAACGAGCGCGCTAGTTCGAGCGCGAGCTTGATCAATCATGGAGCCGACGTGCTCGCCGCTAGCGAGTTCAACGAAGTCGATACGGAATGGGACGGGGAAGGCACATCTCCGTTTGACGGCGGCAACTATGCCGGTTGGTGGTCGGCTCTGTCAGAGCTGTTCATGGCAGTTGAGAACTTGACCGCTGCAGGCGGCACGGTCGAAGAGGTTTCGACCGAAGGCACCGGGCTCATCATCACCGATGAGAACGGCCCGAGCGTAGACATCGAGCTAGATTGGGGCACGACGACTGGCAAGGTCGCAGACGGCGGCGTTGTCTCTGCGATCTCGTCAACCGTAGCTGGGCACACTGCATCGATCTCGTCTATCAGCTCGACCGTTGGCACGCATACAACGCAGATCGGCACCAACACTTCGGGCATTGCAACGAACGCGTCGAATCTCTCGACGCATATCGCGAACGTTGCTAACCCGCACAGCACGACGAAGACACAGGTCGGGCTCGCGAACGTCACGAACGATGCGCAGTTGAAGCGAGCCGACAACGATTGGGCCGGTTACACACCGATCACAGTGCCGACTCTCTCGGACAACCTGTTAGCGGAGATAGCTGCAGGCGGCGCGAAGGGCACGCTGACTCTCGCTAGGTTAGTGGCTCTAGTGAAGGCGCAGACGAGAGATCCGATCTGGGATCCGCCGACGACGGGCACTGCAGACGACGACGAGTTTCTAGTCGATTCGTTCGCGTCAGGTGCGTGGACCGTCAATCTCTCGAACGGAACTGTGATGACGCGCGATGGCGCGGTCGACCCGACGCAAGCGTGCGCGTCTGGACACTACCGTAGCTCGGTAGTGGGCGGCGTGTTGGTACTGCAAATCAGGCAGAACGAATCAGTCATCGCGCACAAAACTGTCGCCGCTGCGCTGTCGACGAATCAGCTGTGGATGCTCGGAGTCGGTATGCCGACCGAGCCCGGCACCGGGGCTGCTAGCTGTCCTACCGTCTCGATCGGTTTATACAAGAACAATGCTGGGTTCTTGGACTTCGGCAATCGGGCGTTAGTTCGCACAGGCTCCAGCAACGAACGCATCGAGAGCGTTGGCCAGATAGCCGCAGGCGGCGCGGTGACAACGGCAACGAACAGCTTCACACTGTTTCCTACAGACGGGCTAGGCTTGCGAGTTGATCACGGTAGTGCTGCGGCAGGCAACGTGTGCGGCTTCGGGTATCGTCGCGGCGGTGCCTTGACTGGCTACCTGCAGAACAACGGTCCTCAATTCAATGCAGCAACGGATCGCATTGCCCTGAACTTCGTGTGCAACTCAGCCGGCTCGCTGACAGGCGCGAACAACACGCTCTTCACGTTGCATCACATGCGGCGTGTACTCGCCTCAAATCCGGGCTTTCTCGCTCAAGCGTAAGTTGTATGAGCCGCAGCGTTCTCGAGATCCCGATGGAGTCGAGCCCTCCGCCTCCCGGGCCCGAACGTCGAGACTCGCTGCGGCACATCAAAATCAAGGTCAAAAAATCGTGGCTTGCAGTGGCTGCATGGTCAGTGCTCGTGACAGTCGGAGGATGGATCGCAACGTCTATCCCATACGTCTGGAGTTGGGAGAAACATCAGGTCACTGACTCGCAGCTAGGCCATGTGTTGTATGACGCGATCGATCGCGACACTGGGAAGCCTGCTCCAGCTGCGATCTTCGATGAAGCAACATTGCCGCCCGAAGGCGTGATCAAGCGACTGCTCGCACTCGAAGAGCAAAATCGGTCGCTCTCGAGTGCGGTTGCTTCTGCGAAGGGCGAAGTACAAGCGCTGCGATTGCTGATAGTCGATCAATACAGATGGCGCGTCAGAACGCAGGCGGCTTCGAGCGAGCCCGATGCCCGCAAGCGCAAAGACAGCGCTGACCGCTCCGAAGCGAAGTTCAATCGAGCCGTGGAAGCTGGGAAGCCGCTCGATGAAGCCTACAGGCTCGCTCTAGAGCGCAACCCGTACCAATGAAGCCGATGGCGGCGAGCACAGGTATGCTCTAGGGCATGGATCAAAAGCTCCAAACGATCATGGTGCATGCAGGCTGCATCATGGTTATTTGCCTGTGCTTCGGGCTCGCAGAGCTGACAGAGCTCCGCACCGTGCTCCTGTTCGGCATGCCCGTGATGTCACGAGCTCTGGAGGTCTCCGGCTTTTGGCTGTGGGGCAAGCTTGGCTTCAAGCCAGCTGAAGCGATCATCGCCAAAATCATTGCGAGCATGGAGCCAGCCGAGGTCATCAAGGCTCTCTCGATGCGACCTCCGGCTCAAGCGCTCATCATGACCGGCAACCTCTCACCAGAGGCGATCGCGTCGCTCGACAAGGAGTCTCGCGTTGTCATTACGAAGGTCGATCCATGAACCCGGTCGAGCCAAAAAACTCATGGACAGCGCTCACTGATGCGTTAGACGGCATCAACCCGATTCAAGCTGTTCCTGCTCCGCTGGTCGTGAAGTCGATCCCCGCGCATCTCGGTAACTACAGCCGAGTAACGCGCATCCCGACAACGATCGTGATCCATGCAACGCATGGCGCGGAAGGCCTGACCAAAGACACTGACAGCGCGCTCGAGATCTCGAAGCCGCTTCCCAAAGGGAAAGAGCGGAGCTTTCACTATGCTGTGGACGCTAACAGCGCAACCCAATCCGTACGAGACGAGTACACCGCATGGCATGCACGACGCCACGGCAACAGTATCGGTATCGGTATCGAGCTATGTGGAATGGCCGATCAAAGTCGAGAGCAGTGGCTCGACCCTATCTCTCTCGGAACTCTACGGATTGCAGCTCGACTATGCGCTGACATCTGCGCTCGCTGGTCGATACCGCCGACGTTGGTTGATGCAGCGGGTCTCTTGGAAGGCCATCCGGGAATCACTACGCATGACTTCGTCTCGAAGGCGTGGAAAGAGTCGGACCACTGGGATCCGGGCCCGCACTTCCCGCTGGCCGAGTTCATTGCGGCAGTGGGAAAAGCGTTGAAGAAGTGACAGAGATCATCCTATCGCCAGCTTTCGGAGCTGCTCCGTATGGAGCTGTTCCGTTTGGTACAAGCCTCGATGATGCAGCTCCGTTCATCAGCAATTGGGGCCCGTTTATCGGCGCGGCGATCGCTCGAACAGGCGTCATCACGTTCGACGTAACCGACGATTTCGGGCTCGCTAGTGTATCGGTTCGAGCAGTGTTTCCCACTGGCGTGATCGAGACGATCTTCACAGACAGTTTCGCGGAGCTCTATCGCAGATCGTCAGCACGCATCGCGATTACAGATGGCTATCACTTCGTACTAAGGCGGCAAGGAGGCTGGCCTAAACACTCGGTTCGCATCGATGTCAGTGCGCTCGATCTCGCAGGCAATCTCGGAACCGGGCAGGCTCAGTTTCCGTGAACCCAGCATGGCAAATCATGCCCGATCCTCTAACGCCAGACATCACGGCGGTAGGGAGCCCTACGGCAGACACAGGACGGTCTCTCGAGACAGGGGCCTCCGTTGGGTCTGGTGTTTCTGGTCGCGGTATCCTGCGACCGTTCAGGCGGGACAAGAAGGCAGACTTCGCGAACGGCGAAGGTATCGCGCTCATTCGCAGCGCGGTCGGGCTCGTGCTCGGCACGATCTGCGCGTCCGATGTAACGCAAGGTGAGCTTCCTTGGCGAACCGAGTTCGGCTCGCTGGTTCATCTGCTTCGCATGCGGAACAACAGTCCAGCTCTAGCGGAGCTAGCTGCAAACCGCGTTGCTGGAGCCTTGAAGGTCTGGGTACCGGCTGTGCGCGTTCGCGCCGTACTCGTTACCCGAAATGGAGACAAGTGCACGATTGGGATTCGCTACGACATTACTGACCCGATTGGAACGAAGGTGCTCGTGTCTGGACTCGAGACGAGCGTCCCGCTCGGCTGAGTTTGTCACCTCGAGGATACAACCCGCATGTCTCTCCAACCTTCGCTCGACTACACGTCAAAAGACTTCGATGCGCTCCGCGATCGGCTCTTCAACATCATTCCGTCAGCGTTTCCGGAATGGACTGACCGACAAGTCGCCGATTTTGGAAATCTGCTCGTTGAGCTCTTCGCGTTCGTCGGAGATGTCATCGGCTTCTATCAGGACAACCAAGCCAAGGAGTCCCGATGGTCAGCCGCGAAGCTCCGCCGCTCGTTGCTCTCGATGGTCAAGCTCATCGGCTACGTGCCGACCGGAGCAGTCGCAGCAACAACCGACCTGACCGTGCAGCTGTCAGCGTCTCCGGTCGGTTCAGTCACGATCGAAGCAGGTGACTTGTTCCGGACGTTGGATGCTGCAGACCCGGTCATTTTTCAGGCGTTGAGTGACGTGATCATCGCGGCGAGCGCAGACCCTCCGACCGCGATCGTACCGGTCGAAAACAGTTTGCCAGCCGACGATCTCGTGCAGTCAACCGATCTGCCTAACCAGGAGTTCACGCTAGGCGATGCTCCGTATCTCGACGACTCGCTGACGATCTCTGCAACGGATGGCGCGTATACGCTGGTCGATGACTTCCTGAGCTCGGGAGCGACCGACAGGCACGCGACTGTAACGGTCGACGAAAACGACAGAGCAACCGTTCTCTTCGGAGACGGCTTGCGCGGCTCCATTCCGGTCGGCGCCATCACGTTCACGTACAAAACGGGCGGCGGCTCGCGCGGCAAAGTCATCGCTGGAGCGATCTCGAAGGCAGAGAAAACGTACACAGACAGCTTCGGCAACCCTGTCGTCATGAGCGTGACGAACCTGAACAAGGCAGCAGATGGAGCGGAGCGGCAAACCGTCGAAGGCATCCGCGCGGCCGCTCCTCGCAGCCTGCGAGTGCTGACGCGCACTGTGGGGCGCGAAGACTACGAGATCGTAGCGCTCAAGGTCGCAGGCGTTGCGCGTGCGTTGATGATGACTGCAGACGAGAAGACAAGTGTTCTCGAAAACACGGGTGAGCTCTATCTCGTGCCGACAGGCGGAGGCGTTGTCTCGTCTCCGATCATCGATGCCGTGCGCACGAAGATCACGGTCGACTATCCGCACACGCTGACGTTCAGGCCGATCATCCTCGCTGCGAAATACCTAACCGTCGACGTCGTTACGCGCATCCATCTCAAGAAAGGCGCTGCTCCTGGCACGGTCGGGCCCGCTGTGCGCAAGTCGGTCGAAGACTTCTTCGCGATCACGAACGCTGACGGCTCGAACAATGCATCGATCGATTTCGGTTACTACCTCGATGGCGCGCTCGCATGGGCTGACGTCTTCAACGTCATCCGCGACACGGCAGGCGTTCGGAAGATCGATGATGGGCTTGCGAACCTGACGCTCAACGGCGATGCAGACGACGTCGAGATTCAGCCGGAAGAGTTTCCGATCCTCGGCACTGTCACTGTCATCGATGCCGTGACAGGGGTCGCGTTGCCGTGATTCAGAACGCTGGTTACGAAGACTCGGCTGCAGTCGACCAACCAGGTGCGGCCGCATACTGGACAGCGGCGAGCGTCAGCACGCTCGAAGAGACAGCTGCGTTTGCAGGCGACGACTCACTAGCGTTCAGCGGCTATGAAACGTTCGAGCATGGTTGGGGCTCTCTCAACCCGCAAGCGTTGCAGATCGAGCTGGTTGAAGTTGTCGATATCGAGTCTCTGTTGCCCGAACGGTTCGAGCTCGGATGGGAGATCGATCAAGGCTTTTTCTTCCTAACGACGCTCGCATCGTTTCCGTTCGATACCGCTACGCAGGCGTTCGAAGACTTCGAGGATGGTTGGGGCACGATCGATCGAGACATGACGCTCTCGCCATCGGAGAGCGTGGCTGCAGTCTTCGACTCGGAAGACTTCGAAGACTTCGAAGAGCAATGGGGAGCGACTCCGTTCACGATGGGCAGTGTTACGGCTGCAGTCTTCGACATTGGCGGCTTCTCTGCGAGCTCTGCAACTCCGAGCAACGCAGAGAAGTTCGGCTTGAAGGCACGACAGCGTGTGCAGTCGATCGTGGGCGATAACACGATGGCGGCAGTCACTCCGCCGCTCTCAGTCGTTGTCGGAGATGCAGTCACGTTCATCGCAGAGGAAGGCTCGTTGCCGGTTCCGCTCGATGAGAGCACCACCTACATCGTGCAGACTGTGGCAAGCGATACTTGCACGCTCGCTCCGCATCCCGGAGCAACTGTCGTAGACATCACAGCGGACGGCTTCGGAGCTAACTATCTGCTGCCCGATCCTGGTAGGTTTTGGTCCGAAGAACTCTGAGAGGTCACATGGCGCAATCTGACTGGAGCACTCTGACCGGGGGACTGACTCCCGACAACGTGAAGCGCGGCGTGACAGCGGGAGTGTCTCCGCCAGCTGGCGGAGGTACCTACGCGTTCGGCATGCGCGCGGTCGAAAATGTGCCGGGGGCAGTTGGCCTATTCTGCACACAGACTGACTTCTCTCCGATGGCCAAAGGCGGCCGCATCACGGGAGCTCTCCGCCGCACATCGATCGGCGCTGCGAGCGGCTTCGCTCCGTTCCTGTTCTTCAACGCAGGCGGCTCGGCTGCATCGTCGGTCGCATACATTCTCGGGCTCTCAGACGAGAACCCGTGCCACATTCAGCTGCGCAAAGGCGCGATCGCGGATGGTCTCGCAGCTGTCAGTCTGGTCGATCCCGACACGAACCCGAATGTGTTGATGCGATCAACCGACACGTTTCTCGCTGACACGTGGCAGCATTTGCGGCTCGACGTCATCAAGCAAGGCACTGATGATGTGATCCTGCAGGTCTACAGAAACGATCTCTTGGTTCATAACGTCGACAGCCCGGTCTGGGTACTCGTGCCAGGCATGGAAGGCGCATCGTATCCGACGTTCATCGGCTTCGTGGATGATGCGTTGGGCGTGAACACCGGAACAACACCACTCGGCGGCGGTCGAGCCGGCTTCGCGGCTAGATTCGAGACTTCGAACCGAGCTGTCTACTTCGACCACGTGGCTGTCGATCGTCAGCTGTGAACCCGTTCAACAAAGACATAGGCATTCATCAGGGCAGGATCGCGTTAGCGACTGCGCCCGAAGGCACCTATGTCTATGAGCTCGGGCATGCGTTGCTCAACGACGCGAACGTCGCAGAGGATGACTATCATCAGGTGTCACAAGAGCTGACGTTCACGCCGCAAGCGAAGCTGCTCAAGGCATCCATCGTTGTGACAGTACCGTCCGAGCTTCCACCGATCGGTCTCTCTTGGGAGGTCTCCGGATGGCTCAACGGGCAGAAGATGGTGAGCCGGAAGCTGCGAGCCTCGAAGCGTGTGCTCGTGCTCGATGACATCCGCATCAGCTTGCACGATGCAATCGGCGGCTCGAACGTCGTTGCCTTCCGGCTGGCGCTTGGCGATCCGCCGTACGAGGAAGCTTGATGCAGCTCCCATCCGTACAGCTCGACCAATGGGCCGAAGACCATCTCTCGGCTACGTTGGGAACCGTTCTCTCGACAGAAGAAGCCCCGTTCGTGCTGGCGGATGGGATGACGCTGCAGCTTGAGATCGACGGCGATGCAGGCTCGCACGCGTTCGATACGTTGATGTTCGTAGACATCACGCAAGCTACTCTGGCAGAGGTCGTTGATGCTCTACGACCGACCGTGCTCTCACTCAACGGTGAGATCTATCTGACCGGTACGAGCTTCGCGATTCGTACGTTGACGTACGGCATCGGCGGCAACGCGAAGATCGTAGCGAGTGCGGCCGCAGCACCTCTCGGGCTCGCAGTCGGAGACCACAAAGGACACGACGCGCCCGATGACGTGCTCGTTGCCAACCGCAATCCGCAGCCGAGCGAAGTGCAAATACCGCTCGATGCTGGGATCGAGTTCGACTTCATCCGCACGAGCGGCGCTCTCCCGGATGATGACGAGTTCGTTGTCACTGTGAATGGAGTCGTTGCGTTCGAAGGCACTCAGGACGGCGGCGACTTTCAAGCCGGCTTCTCTGGTGACGTGTTCGACTTCGTTCCGGACGATGCAACGATCCGCTTCGTTGTCTACCGGCTCGCCGCATGGGCGGCAGGTCAGGTCGTAACCGTCGAAGTTGATGTGAACGATGGCGAGAACGTCTTCAGCTGGACGTTCACGGCTTACGACACAATCCCCCCGCTTCTGTCGTCGGTCGCGGCGGTCAATAAAGACCAGATCCGCGTGATGTTCAACGAGCCTGTCTCGATGGTGAGCTCGACCATCGAAGGCGATGCTCTGAATCCGGACAGCTACTATATCGAGCGCATCTCGAGGCCAGCGACAACGCCTGCCGTTCTAAGTGTTGAACGCGTAAGCAGCACAACCGTTCTGCTCACAACCGCGTTCGAGCTGACGTTCGGTGCTGCGTACATGCTCGTTGTGACCGGCATCGAAGACGAGTTCGACAACGAGTTTTTGCCTCCTGACAACGTGGTCGAGTTCACTGGCTGGCTCCCTCCGTTCCCTGCAGGACGGCGCTTCCTCCTGCATGACTTCGTGCCTGCGTTCACGCTCGCAGAGGATGCAACCGACGAGCTTCGGCTCTTCCTCGGTTGCTTGCAGGACTCGACGAACCTGATTCTTCACTTGGCCGATAAGTGGGCGGAGATCATCGATCCCGACTTCGCACCGGAGCCGTTTCTCGATGCGATGCTCGCTGATCTCGGCAACCCGTTCGAGTTCGAGCTGACGACGGTCGACGCGAAGCGGAAGCTCGCGAAGCTGCTCGTGCGCATCTATCAACTCAAGGGCACGGCCCGCGGGATGATCGACGTAGTGCGCTTCTTTTTGGGCATCGAGATCTCGATCGAGATCTTCAACGGTAGAGGCTGGCGGCTCGGCTACGACAAGCTGTCGGGCCCGACTGTCGCCGTTCCCAATCCCGCGATCATCGGTCCGAGCGGCAGAGCTCTGTACTCGTTTCGTGTGAACACGGCGGTGATTCTGACCGATACTCAGCGCGAGCAGATCACGTCGATCGCGGTTTACATGAAGGGTGCACAGGAGCATCTAGTCGGCGTGCGTGACGCGACGGTTACACCCGTTCCGTTTGCTTATCTGAAACTCGACTTCACGAAGCTAGGCTACTCGAAGCTTGCCGGGAGCTAGCGAAGGCTAGTGCACTCGGGCAGCGTGTGTGATCGCAAGGAGACCCCATGGCGAACAAGTACCATACCTACTTTGGCCAAGTGATTACGAACAGCGAGCTCAACGAGATCTTTGATGCTCTGTTCGTTGAGGTCGACCGGTTCATTCA